CTTCGCACCCTGGGCGTAGTTCGTGCCGGCCCCCGTGGGCTTCGGCATATTGAACACGCCCTGCGAGTGCACCGCGCCCAGCGTGTTGGCAGCGATCGCCGAATCGGCGACCGTCACCAGGGAACCGATCACGACGACCTCGCCCGCCGCAACGCCGGTGGTCGGCGTGTAGTCGAGCTTCTCGCCTTCCGCACGAAAACTTGCCATCTGAAAAACCCTTTCGGAACTGGATGATGTTGTTGAGAGAACCCCGGCGGGCAGGATTGAACCCCTGCCCGCCGGGCACGATTACGTCAGAACTCAGGCAGTCGCCATCCGGTAGGCACCGCGGCTCTCGGCCTTGGCGACACCGTAGGAGAAGTGACCGCGGACCTGGATGCCCAGCGTCTGGAAGTCCGCATCGGCCTGCTGCACCGTCGGCAGCCGCTGTCCGTTGAGGAAAGCGACCTCCATGCAGGGCAGCTCGGCCGGGTTGGCCACCAGCCACCAGGTCGAGCTGCTCGTCAGGTACGACGAGCCGACCACCTGGTAACGACCGGCGAACACGTTCACGTTGCCGCGGGTCGTGTTCTCGCCGGTGATGAGGACCGAGGCCCCCATCAGCTCCTCGGCCGTGATCTCGTTCTCCGGGGAGACGAGGATCATCGCCGGGGTGATGCCCAGCGGGTTGCCGTCCGGATCCTTCAGCTTCTTGTAGCTGGAGACCGCGGTCTTCAGCGACGTGAGCGAAAGGGCGTTGCCGGCCGCTGCCGTCTCCTTCTGGTAGAAGGTCGAGTTGGACGACTCGAACTCGCTCCAGAAATCCTTGTTCAGCTTGATCGCGGCACCGCGACCAAGCCGGGTCGGAACCTGGGTCAGGGCACCGAGGTCGTCGTTCACGATGTCAACCATCGAGATCGACGACATGCGGCCGGTCAGCTTCGCACGGATCGTCCGGGTCTCGTCGCTGGCGTCGGCCGACTTGAGTTCGCCCGTGGGGGCCACGTCCTCAAAGTCGAAACCGCCGTTGAGACGAACGCCGGTGACCGCCTTGTAGTCGGAGACCGACCGGATCGAGGCGATCATGTCCCACGTCGATTCGACGGCGTTGTACCCCTGGAGGAGGAACTTGCCGTAGGTCGCCGCGAGCACGTTGCTGATCGAGTGCGTCGCGAAACCGGCCGCAAGGATCTCACGGAGGTTGCCGGCGTTGATCCGGTTTCCGCCCGTGTACCCGTTCGCCCGGGCCGCCTCGATCAGCACCTCACCGAGGCTCGACTGGCTCCGCCGCTTGTCGGCCATTTCGAGCGTCTTCTGATCGAAGACCTTCTCGATGTTGGCCAGACCGCCGGCGAGGCACAGCGAAGCCTCGATCACCTGCGGGCTGTCCGCCCGCTCGGCCGCGACGTGGATCGCCGGGGCGGCGGGACGCGAGGCCCGAACGTCGGCGAGCCGCTCGGCCCGGATCTTCTCCAGAACGAGGTTGGCGACCGACTCAGCCGTCACCAGGCTGGCACCGTCGGTGCCCTTCGCCTCGACAACGGTCTTGGGATCCACGGCGACGTTCGCCGGGGCTTCCGTCTGCGGCGCGGCGGCCTCGACGGGCTTCTCGTTGAGCTGGTCGCTCATGGTAAGCACCTCATTCGCCTCGGCGGCGATCGCCGCTGACGTTCTGGCGTCAGCTCCAAAAAGAACCAAGCTCGTTTCTCGGAGATCCGAGGCACGAACAACAGACACAGGGCCGGTGAACTCGCGACCGTTCACGGTCACAGTCCCACCGGCGTTGACGTTTTCGATGTTGGCGGCGTCGGCACCGATCGACGCCTGCAGCGGGATCCCCGCACGGGCCAACTGGGCGATCTTCTCCGGCACTTCGCCAGACGTGAGAAGTTCGCCACGGATGATGAGTTGCTGGCCGTCGTTGACGATCTCGGTGCTCTTGCCGATCACGGCGTCCAGGGTCCGCTCGTGCGACCACAGAATCGGGATCGAAGCCTTGGCGGTGTCCATGCCGGCCAGGTCCACCACGAGCGGCGACCGACTCCAGCCCTGCCGGATGGCGGCGCCGGTGTAGGCCACCAGCTCAAACGTCGGGGCACGGCCCTCGGCCGCCTCAATCCGCAGATCGGTGGAGAGAGTGATGCGATTGGTCATGCTTCCTGCTCCTCGTCTTCGTTTTCGTGAGCCCAGATACGCTCGGCCCATGCTTGCCCGGCGTCGCCGCCCCACAGAAGCCACGAGATTTCGGCGTTGGAGGGCGGATCCTCGCCGTGATTGTTTTTGTACGCAGAGTGGCGGGCGAAGAACGAAACCATCCGGGCGATCGTGTCGAGCGAGAGAGACCGGCCGTTGGCGATGTCGCGTGCCCGGGCGATCCCCACCGCGGTCCCGCCGCGGCCGTATTTCGATCGCAGTTCCAGGCCACGCCTAGCCGCCGACCGTGCGGCCTGCGGAGGCCGGTAGCCGTCTGCGGCCTCGATGTCGTGCTCGCCGGCACCAGCCGCCACGGGCTCGCCCATCGAAATACCCAACTCCCGCTCCAGCGCCTTCTCGACGGCCCGCTGCCGGAGCACCTGCCGCCAGTCCTTGTTTCGCTTCTGGCAGACCTCGGCGATCGTGGCGGTGTTCGTCGCGATCATCGCGGCCTCGGCGTCGGCTTCCTTGAGCGGATCGACGTGCTCAAACCCGTCCCATGTCCAGGTCCAGTTCCACTCCGCCACGGGCGGCAGCCCATCGGGGATGAGGCCCGGCACCAGGGCGGCCTCCTCGAGCCACGCCACCAGGAGCGGATCAAGGAACACCCGCTCCATGTCGTTTCGCTCGACACTGATCCGCTTGCGATAGACGAGGTAATCGCCCCGCATCGACGAGTAGTTGGCCGTGGACGAGTCCATGGCCGCGACGATGTAGGGCATGTCGATGCACCGGCTGATCTCGTTGAGAAGCCGCTTCACGAACGAGTCGTAGGAACTCGTCGGGTGCTCGGCCTTCATCTGGACGGGCTCCCACCCGTCCGGGGCGGCGATTGCCATCCCGCGGGTGATCGGCATCGTCTCCAGCGTTTCCAGCGACGCGGCCCCGCCGCCGTCGGCCGGCATCGTCGTCTTCAAGATCGCCGCGAAGTCCGCCGCGGTCTCTGCCGCCGTCACCGTCGCCAGCGTGAACCGCCGCAGCATCGCGAACAGCTCGAGAGCCGGGGCGATCTCCGGAACGCCACGGTGCTGGCCAGGGCGAGTGGCGTGGAACCAGTGATGCACCTTGCCGGCGTCGTGCCAGGTGCCGTCCAGCGTCCAGCCTGGCGTCAGCGAGCCGGGGTGATTCCGCGTGAACCAATACCGGGCCGGGTTGCCGTCGCCGTCGAACTCGACGCCGTCCACGTCGGTCTCGGTCGGGAAGCCGGTGGGCGACACGCACTGGTCCGACTCGATCAGCCGGAGGTCCACCTGCACGCCGTCCAGCGAGCGGTTCGTCGTCTGGACGCCGAACACCTCACCGTCGGAGATTTTGGTGTGCTTCGCGATCCGGAGCTTCTTCGCCAGGTCGATGTTCACCGACCAGTCGTAGACCGCCATCTCGATCTTGCGGACCAGCTCCGCGTCGGAGTCCGGCCCGAGGTCCAAGTGCAGCCGGGGGCCGGTGCCGACCAAGTCATGCGACCAGGTTGACGCCATGCCCGCGGCGTAGGAGTTGTTGGCCAGCTCGTAGCGTGCCCGTGCCCGCATCTTCTGCCGGACGGCCGGCGAGAGGGCGGCATCCGCGGAGTAGTAATCCGCGAGCGCCCAATGCCGGCGATTCAAGTCGGTGGTTTGGGCCGCGTCATACTTGGCGCGGATCATCGTCGCGATCGCCGCCTGCTGCGTCGCGATCGTGGACTGCATCTTCGCCCGGGATGGCCCGAGGATGCTGGAGAGTATCCCCATCAGCCGGTGGCCCCCGGGGATTCGATCTGTGCGAACCGCAGCGACCGGAACGGCGAAACCGTGCGGGCCGCGGAGTCGATCACGAACCGGGCCGCGGCGACCTGCTTGTCGAGGTCGTGCTGCTCGACCTCACCGGCGTCCGTGCGGGCACGCTTCGGCTGGGCGAGATTCGCCGCCACTGCGTCGAGCACTTCGTCGGTAGTCGCCACTCGCACACTCCGGTAGCGGGCGCGGGATTCGCGTCCCTACCACCAGTGTACCAGTGTTCAGGTGACGATAGGGCCGTCAACGAACTCGACCATGCCGCCGCACTCGTCGGCCGCCAGCTCGGCCTCGACCTCATCCCAAAAGTCTTGATCGGCGTAGGCTGGCATGGCGGTGTCTCCTGTACCGCCATTTTACCCCTGCCGATACGGGCGTTCAGTACGCCCAACTCATACGCGAATCTGTCGCAGATTCGTCGTTTTTGGGGTACGTCAAGTTTTCGTGTCGAGAAACGTGACACGTTGGCGTGTTACGCAGCAGCGTGCTGCATAATTGCTGGTTCTGGCTCACTCTGACCGCCGCCGAACCTGATCCTTCAACTCCTCAAACTCTTCCAGCGTCATGGGGCAGTTCGGACATTTTGTGATGGGCTGCGGGTTCGGCTCGGGATTCGGTGTTTCCCACCGCGATCCGCAGCCTTCGCAAAAGCGGATGTCCGGCTTCCGCTGCTCAGGCGTCGAAGGCGTGGCACTCCACCGGCCAGCGGCAAACGCCACCAGACCAGCGACGAGCGCAACGACTGCCGCGAAGCGGACGATCCCGCCAAAAATCTGATCCTCAATGCCTCGCGATATGTCACCCGGCCCCATCTCGTCCTCCTGTTGTTCGACCACCGCCAGAACCA